CCGCAACACCAGTGAGAGGAAACACTATGAGAACCCTGCTGAACCGCGTGCGCGCCGCGCTGCGGCGCTCCGAGGACGACCGTGAACGGGGGGACGTGCCCGGGTGGGTGCTCATCACCCTCATGACGGCCGCCCTCGTCGTCCTCATCTGGGGCGTGGCCTCGGACCGGCTCGTGGAGATCTTCAACCGTGCGATGGATGCGCAATGTTGTGCGGTGGGGGTTTCGTGTGGGTTGGTGGCTGTTTATTGCCTGTTCTGCGGGGTGTGCTACCGGGCTGGGACGGCCTTCCAGGGTCGGGGTGGGGCCGTGGTGCCCCTCTTCGCCTGGCGGGGCGTCCCAGCCCGGTAGCGCAGCACGGTAGGGGTCCGTTTGAGGGGCGCTGGAGGCGCGTGTGGAGCCGGGTGGGGTGGCGGCCCGTTCGGGCGCTTACGCGGCTCCTGAGGTGTCCTGCGTGGGTGTTTCGGGTGGGGGGTAGAGGGTGATGGGGCCTTCTGGGGCGGCGCCCCCTGTTTTGACGTAGTGCTGGAGAGTGGTGTTGACGTTGGCGTGGGCGAGCCAGGCCGCGGCCGCGCGGGCGCCGTACTGGTCGAACACGAGGCTCCCAACGCTCTTCCTGATGTTGTGGACGGTGATGTCCGGGTGCCCGGCGCGAGTGAGGAGCCGCCTCGACGCGGGGTAGAACGACGCGGGCGCCGTCGGGAACACCCGCGCATCCCCGCGCTCCTGCAGGCCGCGTTGGGCGTCGTGGCGGGCTCGCAGCGTGCTGGTGAGCCACGCGGGCAGGGTTTTCGTGGGGTAGGTGGCGCGGGTTTTGCGGGACTCGACGCCCCGGACTTCTCCCGTGTCGAGGTTGATGTTGTCCCAGGTGAGTGTGATGAGTTCGCCTCCCCGCAGTCCGAGGAACGTGTTCAGGACTATGGCGTCCGCGGCGTGGCGTTCGGTCGGCGTCCTCGCGTGGCCGGGCAGGACGGTGGCGAGGCGTTGGAGTTCTTGTGGGGATAGAATGCGCCCCCCGTCGCGGGTGACGTGGTTTCGTTTCGTCACTTCGCGACGGGGGGCGCTCACTGCGTGGATTCGGCTAGTATCGAGCACGTCCTCCGCATGGCGCGCCATGTTGTTGACGGCGGCGCGGAGGGTTTTCGCGCAGGCCGCGCCGTGCTCGTCGGCGTGCTGCGCGTACAGGCGTTCGAGGAGGGGCCTGGTGTAAGCGGCCCCGATGGGTGTCGCCCACCAATCGGAGCACTCCTCCTGGGAGTGGTGGACGCTCCACTCGTAGAGGTGCTGGCTGCGGGGAGCAAGCCCACGCCACCCCTCAGACGCCCTGTAAGCGTCCCACAGAGCCCCGGGGAGAGTTGCTGGGGTGATCGTATGGTTAGCGTACTGTTCGGCGCTCACAGCCTCTTCTGCGAGCTCTTTTGCGCGGCGCGCAGCCGCACGCTTACTGTCCGCGACAGTGCGCACCCGCCGAGGCGTGCCAACAGCCCGGCCTACCAGGACACTGGCCTGCCACCTCCCCCCACGCGGATCACGCACCCAGCCGCCACCAGGACGACGGGAAACCCTCGCCACCGTCACCTCGCCCAGCTGCCCAGCCTGCAACCTTGGTCTGCCCACAACCCACAGCATACTCCACGGCGGGTATGCGAAAAGCCCCTCCCCCCGCGCCGCGGGAAAGGGGAGGGGCGAAAGAAACATGGCAGGCTACCGACCTGGGCGTTAAGGAGTGTGCAATATTTGGGGCCGGTTCCCAAGGCGCCCCCACGGCGGGGGGCTTGGTTTGATTGATTCCCAGCTGGGAACCGGCCCATTGCAAGCCCAAGTCCTTCGCTTACCACTTCTTCCGCCCCTCCCCTTCCCCGCGAACACGGAGAGAGGGGCGAGTGCTTCAATGTCTCAGGTTGACACCCTACACGAAGGGCGTGTAGCACGTCAACTGTCCCCGCCGGGAGACGCGCGGGGGGCGTGGGGATGACCCGTTGGGGTTGCACAGCAACACGATGGGCTTGTCCCGTTTTCCCCGCTCACGCGGGGATGAACCGTTAGCGTTGCATATGAGCGCGCCAGACGGTTCCCCACCAGCCCCCACAAGCACGCGCCCCCAGGCGGGGACGCCCGTCTTTCTTACGAGTCCCCGAGGAACCAGAACTCCACCGGGACCTGCGGAGGAACAACCGCAAGGGGCTCGCCCTCAGAGAACTCTTCGAGCTCGCAAACATGAGCCTCCCCTGCATCCGCGGCCCTCGCGTACTCCTCCCACAGGGGCTTCAGATGCACGCCTACGGAGTCAAGGGTCTCGTCTACGACGCGGCGGACGAAGCCCAGGGGGAGCGCGAACCGCTCCCAATCGAAGCGCCCATCCCGATTCACCCAGAGGTGAGCGAGGTCAGTAAGCCGCCCCCGCCAAGGGGACACGTTCGTGGGCCCTTCCTCGGGGAGCGAGTCCTCGTAGAACTGCGTGCGCTTCCCAGATGTGAGAGGGAGGACCAGGAGAGCTCGATTCACGTCTCCCGTGAGGTTGTCGCCGTCTGAAGCGGACGCCTCGACGACGAGAACCGGCGCATACCATACGCCGTCATCACTCTTCACTCCGTGGATCGACGCGCGCACATCTACCCACACGTCTGGCCCGAGGTGGCCGCTCACGATGGCTTCGAGCACTTCGGCGAGAGTTTTCCCCTCGTTGGTCGCCATGAGCGCGGCCATGACCTGGCGCAAGTGGACGCTGAGCACGCGCCCAAAATTGTCGTTGTCAAACATTGTCCCGATCCTTTCCCGCCATGAGGGCGGCGTCTTCTGCTTCCCATCGGGCCAATGTCTCAACGACGGTCCGATCCACGCGCTGGCCAACAGGAACGGACTCGTCGAACACGTCAACCTGCTCCGGCCACTCCTCGAACCGGAAATACCTGTCAACATCAGCCGCACTGTTCTCGCTGTCAAACACGCCCTCGGGCGTTTCGACCGTGATCCACGTGCCAAGCTCCACGTCGTGGTGGATAGTGACCTCCCCGCCGCCTTCCAAATCAGCGGCGAGGCTGCGGTGCGGCTCGTCCACCTTCCACCACCTGTAGTGATCGGGACGGGCCGCGGGCTCGTCGCCCTGGCCCTCTGAAGCGGGCTGGAATGCTGGCAGGAGGCCGCGATCCGCGGCCTCCTCGACCTCGTACACCGCAGGCTTCACCACCCCCCACTCCAGGGGGGAGACCAGGGTCAATGCGGACCCGTTCTCCAACGCGGCCATATCCGCAATATGCTGCGCGACGTGCCGGTCCTTAATCTTAAGGACCCATTTCTCTTTCTTCTTCTCCAGCGTCACGCCCGCGTTGCTGTTCGCGTAACGCGGGACGGCGAGCGCCAGCGCGGTTTGAATGCTAGAGGGCAATTCGTATGTCATACGGACTTTCCTTTGTGTGGTCTCGCTTTTCTGCAATGATCGACAATACGGGGCGAAGGAGTTGGGACTCGTCGGTAAAGACGTCATCCGAACGCCCGTATAGGGTGTTCTGGCCCTTATGCCAGGGGGGCTCCGAAAAACGCCCCGTCCCGCTCCCGGCGGAACACAGTGTGGACACTAACCAGAAGTGGAACAATGTGGCTGGGGGGCCGATTGGGGTAACAGCCCTTCAGAATGAACGCCTCGCCCTGGAGGCGAATCTTGGAGTACGCGCCGCGAAGTATGTTCCGCCACTGAGCAACCGCCCCTTCTGCGTCCTTGGGGCGAGGACAGCCCTCGACTTGCACAAGAAGCGGATGAACAAAAATATCGGTCAATTCACCGACAACCCTGTTCCTCATCATAGCGTCCCCCAAGGCGTCTCCCACACTGTCCGCACTATCTCTTTCCTCGCGACAGGGAGCATATCGCTTGACTCGGAGCAATCAAAAAGCCCAGCTTCATTAGTAACCCAAGGAATGGCATAGAAGCACCCGTCCTGCACTCGCTCATATATTGAGCACATTTTCGAGTCGTAGCCATTCCATCCGATCTCCACGGTTTCAACGTGCCGGTATTCCTGCCCAAAGGACAGGAAGGGCTTTCCCCAGTCGAGGACATTCACCCATTCGGCCTCCCCGTTGGGCGTTGCGACTGTTGCGCGCTCCGGGTTGCCTTTATTCCGAAGAAACTCAACTCTCATCTTGACGCGCCTCCCAGAGCACGGTTTCCACCAGGGAAACCCCGCCCCCTTGCGACGCGCATTCCAGCGCGTCAAGCAGCGCGGGAATCGGCGTGTTCGCTGAAAACAGTTTCTCCAGCTCCCAAGCCCGATCCCTCACTCGGTCAATGAAGTCCTCCGCTCGCGGGGAAGCAAGGATTTCCTTAACCGCCTGCGCGTAGGAGCCCTTGCCCGTGAAGCGAGGCTCACAGTCATAGAGGTAAACACCCTGCTCCATGAGCCAAACGCGGTCCTCATGCGAGACAGGGCGGCCGCCGGAGAGGGTATCAACAATTCGATCCCAGACCACGCCCTCGTCAACCGTAACTTCGTCCCATTCCTCTTCTGACGCCCACCAGTCAGCGAGCGCAGCGGCTTTGTTCGCGGGGTCCAGGACGATCCTGAACCACGTCTTCTGGGCGACAGCATATGTCGTCATTGCCTATTGTTTCCCTTCTGTTTCAGAGTGAATCTGCCGCCCACCACGGAGCATCACTTTCCGCGACAAACGGAGGTAGAATGCAATCCGTTCCGCGGGCTTCAGCAGGGGACAGTCCAACTCCCCCGGCTTCCCTTTCCTGATGGTCGGCTAGCAAGTATTTTGCGAGCATACCTCGGTTTTCCAGCACAGCCCACACCGCGCGACGCAAAAGGCCGAGAGGGAGGCGCACTCTCACCCATCCGGCGAACCTCGCGTCCATCCTCAACCAGAGATCACCACGCGAGCGACCGCCTGGCGCAATGTAGTATGGGTGGAGGTCTTCAGCCACCCCCATAAGCGCGACATCGGTGAACTGGCCCATGTCGGGCGGGTACGCGAACGGTACGGTGATTACCGCCGCGTCCACCCCATCCACTCCGCCTACTTCACGGGTGACAACCTGAACGATCTGGCCACCAATAGACTCTCCGTCCTTGACGACTCGCCTTAGCGTCACTTCGGGACAAGCGTACCAGGGGCGGTCAGCGGGGCCCACAATATCTCGCAGCACCTTGACGAGCAGGGCGCCGCCCCGCGTTGCTTCGAGGGCCGGTATGGTCTCCCGCCGCATGTGGCTCGTAAGCTTTTCGTCGAGCACTACCATAACTTTACCTGCGCTGATCTTTGTTGTTGACCGTCGCCGCGCGCCGGTAGCAGTAGGCGGCCTGACCCGCTCCGTCCTCGAACTCGCAGGCAGGCAAGTTGTTGCTTGTTGTCGCGGGAGGAATGTCCTCCCAGTTGCCCGTGAGAACCTGGGGCAGGTAGCCCAGCGCGAGCAGGGCGAAAAATGCGACGATAACCAGGATCACTTGTCCCCATCGTGTCTCAGGGGGTTTCATCACGCTTCTCCGTTTCTGATGACTGATAGCCCGTTCTGCGCTTGTAAGCCTCCTCGGCTTTAAGTAGTGCCCGCGTTCTCGTGGAATACCCCTCAGGACTCCAGCTGAGAGCGGGCGTGTAAAACATAAACACGTCTTCGAGGGGCGCGATAGGCTCCCTGTCGGGGCCACTAATGACCTCGGTGAAAGCGTTGGCCCCGTAATGGTGGATGATGCGATCCCCCAGGAAAGCAGGGATCACGACACCCGCCCTTTCGATCCTGAGGTAAATCCGGCCGCCCGAGGACAACCAGACATCAAGACCAAAGTGGTCGGCAACCTCTAGGTAGTTCTCCGGCGTTAGAACAACGTCTAGTGTGGGCGCTTTAAGACTCACACACCCCTCCTTTCTTGCGCACGACCCGCACGTACCCGCTGGGAGACAGCTCAACCGTGTCCCCAGGAACAGCTAGGTCATACGTCCATTTCGTCGTCTTGAATGAGAGCGCTTTCTTTGGGCCGCGGGCCCCGGCAGCCGGGAGCAAGACGATCCTTGCGCCCAGTTTTTCTGCCAGGGCCCGCATGTTCCCATCAGTGATGGTGGGCACGGGAGGACCTTAGTCGAGCCACATGATGATCCTGCGATCATCAGGCGTGCAGCACTCTACCTCGCTCATGAAATCCTCATGGGAGATAGTGAGCCCGAAAACGTTCGTCCAAACAAGCTTCTCCCTGTTGTCCTTATCCCAGTGGGCGACCCACTGCATCCAACCCAGATGGGCAACTGTTCCCGCCTTCCAATAAGGTTCGTCCTTATCGTCGAGCATGGCGAAATCGGGGCTCGTGTCGTTGTATACGGCCCACAGGCGCTTCCCGGCGCAGCGTGGGTCTTCCAGCATCACCTCTTCAAGTACTCGCGCGAACTCGGCCGCCGCGACAGCGGCCTTCGCGTCAACTGCGCCCATCATGCGCCCCCCAAGGGGTTGAGCGCCCCTCCAATGGCGAACGCAAACACAACCTGGACCACTGTCGCCGCGTCAGGCCACTCCTTGTTGAACGTCCTGTGGGATGCCGCGTATGCCGCGGCGAAAACAGCCACGCCAACAATAAACTTGACAACTTGCATCAACTTTTCTCCGTTCTACTATCCGCGATGGAGGAGGGTCACGTCTACTTTTACAGCGAGCACGTTTCGAATCATTCGAGCCATTTCACTGTGCGTGTAAAAGTTTCCATCAAAACTGATCCACCGGCCATCAACACACATGTACTCTGCGCCATGCACGATAAGAACCGTGCCATCCGCCGCCGCTTCCGGGTCGAATTCAACGGGCCTGTCGCACAGTTCAAGAATCTTGAAGGGCGGCCCGTTCACCTGGGCTTCCTGTTCGTCCGCAACCTGCTCCACCGCGGCCTTTAGCTCCGCGACCTGGCTCAAAAGCTCTTCTATACCAGTCACAGCACTTCCCTTCTTCCTCGCGGTTCAACCAACGTGGACAAGCCGCACATCGGCGCCATCCTCCTGTTGACCACGAATTAGTTCAGCAAAATCTTCTGTGGAAAACTTTTCCCCCGTGTACTTAATCCAGTTCTCGCCGACAAGGAACATGTACTCGGCAACATCGATTCGCACCACAGTGCCAAGAGGCGCCGTGTCAAGATTGAAGCGCTTTTCGCCTCCTTCCGGCACCAAGAGGGTTACCTCATTTGTGAGAGGCGCCCGAGCCTCAGGGGCGTCGAGGTCGTCCAGCTTCTCCGTAAGGCTCGCAATGAGCCCGGTAATGAATTCTCGCATTTCGTTGGTGGGCATTTCTTTTCCTTTCTTGGTGCTCAGCCGAAATGAACAATACGCGGACGGCCATCATTCCGCAGCTCGTTGCGGGCGCGGTTGGCCAGCTCTTCAGAAGACAATTTTTCTCCGGTATACTTGACCCATTCCCCGGGCAGAATCTTCATGTACTCAGCGCCGCAAACCTTGACGAGCGCCCCAGCGGTGAGGGTCCAAAGGTCGAGATTTTCCTTTGCCCCATCGGCATTCTCAAAAGTCACAACCGTCTCAGATTCAGACTGAGAGCTGCCGCTGTCCAGTTTCTCCAGAATTGCGGTAAGAGCCTCACGCAGCTCGCTTATATCCATTTCTCTTCCCCTTCCTACTACTCAGCCAATGTGAACAAGAGTGACGATATCTTCATTATCTTCTTGCACTTCGCGGATCGCCTCCGCCAAGTCTTCAGAAGACCACACAAGCCCGTCGTACTTGACCCAGGTCCCGGTCGCGACCTTCATATATTCGGCATTGTAAACTTGGATCAATGTCCCAAATGCCACATTGCGGAGATTAATACTCACGCTTTCTCCAGCAATGTTTTTAAGTGTTACCTGTGTTGAAGGCGTGATCCGAAGCTCGCCACTGTCCAACTTTTCCAGGACCTCAGCAACAGCTTGGCGCAACTCTCTTGCATCCATATTGTTTCCTCTGTTCATGCACTTTGTGCTGGCCAGTATTACGTCTACCCTATAGTGAGTTTGATTAGTCGAGCCTGAAACCATCCCCACTCATGTGAATCATTTCCACAAGCTCTTCAGTGGAATGCTGGGTGTCCGCGTAGGAAACCCAGAACAGCGCACAGCCCGACCTGTCCCTGACGGCGAGGAATGCCTCTCCTGTCGCCCGGAGCACCAACCTTTCACCAGGCTGGCGGCGAGCCAGGTCGCAGCCGCAAGCAACTGTCTTTCTGTCAGTCATCGCACACTCCGTCTCCTTTTCCCATATGGACAATGGGAAAGCCTTCGTACATAGATTCGCGCATGTCCTCGACAAGCGCGTCCGTTGTCCACTTCGCCCCCATTCGATCAAACCACATCGCCTTTCCCTCTTCGGGGAAGAGCATGTGTTCTGAGTCGCCGAAAAGAATCACCGTTCCAGCAGGGAGTTTCCCCATGTCAACGGCGCGGGGCTCCTGCCCCAGTTCTTCCAATACTGCCAGATTGCCCGTGATGCATGGCGTCAGGATCATTCTGGATTCCATTTCTGCGCTCACTATTCCCTCCCCAAAGAGATGGCGGTCTTAAAGTTCCTAGACGCCAGGACGAGCAGTCCAATGAGCTCTAGGCCCAATGTCGCCGCGACAGTCACGACGACAACAAATGACGTATGCATTGTGATTCCTTTCTGTTTCTCAACCTATGGGCGTGCAGAACAGGGTACGCTTGACACCGTTCTCCCACACGCCCAGTTGCGAAAAGGACGTAACCTCCGCAACATCCAATGGGCTCCCGTTGGATTCAACAGGGAGAAGAGTTCGTCCATCATTCTGGACGTAGTAGATACCCGTTAGCTCGGCGTCGTCGATTCCGCCGCGCGTGGCCTTCACTCGGATAAGCGCCCCACCTCTGGGGCGCGCGGGGAGCCGCACGCTTTCAGGGTGACAAAGCTTGACCCACTCGGATCCCTCAATGCCATCAATGCCCCCAACGAGCACGAGCGCGCCGTTTTGCTTGATAAAAAGACGCTCCGCGTCATCGCAGTCCACCAAGACCGCGCCCTCCGGGACATCCTGGGCTTCGCTGAACCGCAGCACGTCTCCCCGGGTCAGAACTTTCCCGTCAGGAAGGTTCATGCTTTTCCTCCTTCTCTTTCACCCACCGCACCAAAGCGGCGCGAGAATACCGGACCAGACTTCCGAGCTGAACATAGTCCGGCCCGGTTCCGTCGAACCGCATTTCACCCAGCTTCCGCACGGAAATGCCGAGCATCGCGGACACAGCTTTCGCCGTGTACAGGCGGACGGGCGCAGCCTCTTCCGCCCTATCCCACTCGCGGTCCGCGAGGGCGCGCAAGTCATCCTTACTTGTTACCCACTCGGTGTTAGGGGCGGCGGGACTGGCCTCGCTTGCGCGGCCTTCCGCCCACCAGGCGCGCACGCCGAGGCGTGCGGCCTCGTCGAGCATCGCGGCCTTCAGGCACCGGTTTTTCACCGGGTCCCAGGGTGTGAGCACGCGCAGCTCCCATTCTTCGCGGGCGCGGCTCACTTCCCACCCCCTTTTCGGGCGCCCCACCCTTTTTGCTCACGGAAACGTGCAATGAGTTCCATCAGCTTCGGGTCAGCGTTCGCCCGTCCGGGCCACTGATCGCAGGGCAGAATCCTGTCCAGGTATTGAGCATCCCCTTCGTCTTCAGAGTCAAGCGGTTCCCCCAAGTGCCCCTCTCTGTCGTATGCGACAAGAGAGAGGCCATCCTCGCCCTCATCCGGGTCCGCGTCAACGTATGCGACAAGCCTCCAGACACGACGGACCTTTTGGCCCATATCGCGCTCCACGGCGTGCCGCTGCGCCGCCGCAAACCAACGACCAAAAATGTGGTCGCACTCCCGCCCGGGAGTCCACGCGAACCCCTCGGCCTGGCAAATGGTTCCCTCGGTGGAGTCTCCGAGGACCAGGCCCTCTAGCCCGTCCGCCCCCACCTGTTTCCTGGTCGCCCAAGAAATGCTTCCGGCAAAATCGGAGAGAGGGACTACTTCCTCTCCGTCAACCATCATGGATTTCATTTCACACCTTTCGGCTTGTTTTTTCTGAGTGCCCGCGCCAGGGTCGAACTGGACGCAGAAGCGTGCGGGAACCATCTACCCGCCGCGGGCCCACCCCACGGCGCCCACTCCCATCACACCCCAAAACCCTGCCCTTATGACACGATGGCCGGAAAGGCAAGCGAAAGGGGCGCGGCAAAACTGATGGAAGCGTTGAACATGGCGCGCGGGGATCGGACAGTCGGGAGCGCGCGGAGAAGGAGTAGCAAAAAGCCACGCGCCCCCAACTCTGAAAGACTAATCAACAAAAAACCAAGCGGGACGCCACTCCAAGCCCCACCCAACAAGACCCACACGCGAGCCCCTGAAGCGCCTAACAGGCCCGCGCCCACGCCCGCCCCCACGCGAGCCCGTTAAACGCTTCAGAGGCCCCGGACAGGCGCTTAAACGAGGCGACCGCCCGGGAACCCCTAGCAAGAAATTGGCTCAAATCACCAGCTCCTTGCGGCCGCAACCTTTCCGTCAGCTCCGGACTGACGGAACAAAACCAAGCTCCGCATACCCGCCCTTGGTGGGGGCAGTAGAACCCCGTAAGTGATTTCTTCAAGCTCACTGGCATTGATAGGACCACATTCGACATCGCGCCACCCATACCAACGCATGTGCATGAACCGTCTCCCGGCGAAACTTTCGACAACAGTCCCCACGGGGGCTGTTGTCAGGTCCAGGCTGGTAAATTCCCCCGTTTCGGCATTCCTAAGATAGATCATTCTAATACCGCTTTTCCGATTGTGTATGTCGTTCCCGCGCCCGGACTCGAACCGGCGTTACGCCCACCATTCAGGCGCGCGGGATACCTTTGGGCTGATCAGACAGCCAGCCCCTTACATCCGACGATTCTCCCATCATCGTCCCGGACCGCCGGTCCGGTACGGAGCAAGTCGTTACGGCCAAGCGGTTCCGCCGCCTGGTACGTAATGTCCGAGACAATAAGATACCGTCCCGGAACCTCGGGGGGCAGGCCCTCGATCCGGTTTGAGTCCCGCTCAATTCGAATCAACGGCACGCCGTCACCCGAAACAGGCGTGACCGTTTCGGCGACGCGAATGAAAACCCCCGCCTTCGGAACGGTCACGACAGGCGTTTCACCGTCCATCGCGTAAACGGTCACGGGATGCGGCGTGTAGTTCGCAATCTCAGCGTCGCGCCCCCGCACCGTGGCCTTCACACACTCTACAGTCATCACAGTTTCCTTCCTATTCTGGGCGAGGCGCGCACTCCTTTTCCGTGCGCCCTCACTTCCCGATAGGTCAACACGCCAACACCCAGAGGCAGGGAAGAAGGCGCGGCGTGTTGGCCTATCGGGAAGAACCGGGCAGTCCGCGAACTAAACGCGAACCCCGGTTCAACCCGAACACCCCGTCAACTAGCAGAGGGGACGCAAGTGCTCGGACTTCCAATCCGCGAACTCGCAACGGTAGGCGATGGGGTCAACCAGTTTGAGCACCTTGGAAGGCTCAAACGTGTAACCCCCAATCGCTGGCCATTCTTCAGTGGCTTCGTCGAGCCACTCATCAAAAGCATCCTCAGCCCCCGAATCGGAAAGGGGCTCACCGTCACGGGAAACCCACGTGCAAGTATCCCAAGCCCCTTCCACATCCTCGCGAGAGACCTCTTCCAAGGCGTCCCACTCTTCGATGCTCATTTTCTCGAAATCCAGCATTATAACCACTCCTTCTAGTCAATGCTGTTCCAATGTTTTTCAGACGATGCGCCGCAAGCCCTTCGCAGCGCACCAAGCGGAGAAGCAAACCCAGTACTTGCGCGGGTCCTTCTTCTCCAAGTCCGCGGGCCTGACCTTCTCGCCCCGCACGACAGGCCAATCCTCAGCGGGCGACTCATTGAAATCGTCCATGAGGAACCACTCGGAGTAACCGGTCCCGAACCGGTCAATCCAGTCGCCGCCCAACTGGGCGGCCTCCGGGCAATCCGAGTACCGGACCCACCGGACAACCGCCCACACGTCCCTCGAACAGGGGAACCGCAATCCCACTACTCGCACGCCCCCATCGTTGTGTAGAGACAATTCACCCACCCACCGGCATCCTTATCCCACCGGAACCGGTAAGTCCCCGTCTCGGAGCACGCGCCCCCCAGGTCCAGGCCGCCGCCCTCAAACCCAACTTCCGCCTTGAAGTCCCACAAAGACAACGGGAAGCTGGGTGGGAACCGCAACGCGGCCCCCACCTCTACTACCACAAGGTAGTCGCCGTCCCCAAGGGCTGCGAGCTCATCGGACAAGTCGAACCACTCGAAGCCGAAACGGACCAGCAAGTCAAGGAACCATTCGGTCCAACTGGACTCGAAAGCGGCCAAGATGCGTTCCCTGAAATCCGTCAAGGACTCACCGTCCCTCAACCGGGCCCCAGCGTCCAAGTTGATGTAGAGCACCTCCCACTCCGACTCCGAGATGTTAGCCTCAACCCAGCCGGTCGCCTCATAGGCGGCCGCAGGCGTCCAGTCGCCCCGCCAACCGGGGGCGAACAAGCGCCAAAGGGTCCGCGCCTCCAACGCCTCCGGATGCGCTTCCGCCCAACGACGGCAAAGCCCCTCAACAAGGCCCGCACCGGAAAACTGTTCCATTTTCATAGTGCACACTCCCTACTCATGCAAAGGGGCCTCAATCTTTGAGGCTCCCAGTAGCCGGGGCGGGACTCGAACCCGCCTCACCCTCACCAATCAAGGCCCCGGCCAACCAACAAACTACGCCCCGCAATCAGCGAGAACCCGCAACGTCTCTTCGGCCACCTCATCAACGAGGCGAACCCGCTGATAGCCCATAGCCGCCCACAGAGCGCCCCCACGGGAATACCCGCCAGCAACGAGGCGATTTGCATTCGCTGCCACGGTCATTCCATTGAACGGGCACCCGGCAAAAACCGGATTGAGCGCCTTACGAAGCAGCCCCCACGCCTCACCCAGCGTGATAATGCCCTCCGCAATCGAGGGACAACGAACCTTCGTCTCATCCGAGAACGGGCCCCGCTCATAGTCACACGAAGCAATCAACGCATTCAGCGCGTCAGAGGAAACAGAGTTCAACCCCGCGAACAGCGCATCCCCCGGCGCCAAACCGGCACGCTCGAACCCCCGCGACAAGCACACGAACTCCCTAGTGAGGGAGTCGATGCACACAGTGCCCGGGTCGTTCGGGCCCTGGCCCACCATGAGTTCGGCCTCGATACGCGCAGCATCCCACAAATCCAACATTGCCACCACTCCTAAAAGCGACAATCCACGCAGCGCAATTTCTACAACACGCCCCCCGCGCCACTGAGGGGGACCGGCGCCGCCCGCAGGAATCGAACCCACGCACCCCCTCCGAGTGATCAAAAAGGGGCAGTCACCAAAGCAGCGGCAAAGCAAGGCAGCGGCCTTCAGCGGAGGAAACAAAACGCCCTGCAAACGCCCAACGCACACACCGCGCCAAGCTCATCCCCGCAAACCCTCACGCCCACCCCCCAGCGCGCCATTGCGCGCCGTGACGGCGGCCCCAAGGCCAGGCCCAAAGCCAAATCCACTATCCAATTCACAACCCCCACAACTGGGGGAAACAGCCCGCGAACCCGCAAACCGAACCCAAAGCCGCGCCCAAACCAAAACCCAAACGAAAAGCAAGCTGAAACCGCCGCGCCAACAAGCCGCGTCCGCCCAAGCCAACCCCCGCCAAACACGATGCCACGCGCGCCCCCGGCTCACGGCCCCATGGCCACCGGGCTAGCCGCAAATCCCCACTCTGCGAGGACGGGCACCCAAGCGGAGAAGCAGCCCAAGCCCCGCGCCCACTAGGCGCCAAGCCAACCGCCCCCCGAAGGGAAGGAGAAGCGCAACCACCGGGCCCAAGCCCCACGGTCGCCGCCCCGTTGTCTCTCGGGGCCTCCGATGCATCGAGCCTACCAGGCCGGGCCGCCAAAGTCAAATCGAATCGCAATCCGATTTGACGGCCCCCGAACCGGGCGCCCCGTTGTCTCTCGGGACCGCCCCGTTCGGCGATGACTAAATCAAACCACGGCTCACGCTAAAACGCAAATCGAACACGCCAACCATCCCACATGCTGAGACGCGCCCACACTTTCCCCCACCAATCCGCCAATCCACACACGCGCCCCACCCACTCACCCACCGCCCCCTACCCACCTCCCTACACCCACCTCACACGCCCACACGCGCCCCCCTCGGACGCCCCCAGACCCAGAGCCCCCGAGACCACAGAGCCGCCCCCAGAGACGCCGACAGTGCGCCCAGACGCCCCCGCAGACAAGCGCGCGATAATACCACAAAAAGCCCCAAAAAAGCAAAACAAATACCCGAGACAATAACCACAAAGGGGGGCTATGACCCCCTGGAGAATGGTTCCTAGCACCGCACCGTCATAGCAAAAAAAATGTGCGGCGCCCTGGAGGGTGAAATAAATGCCAAACCCGAAACGACTGGACAAGGAGCGGTGGAACGAGGCGACGCCGATGGCCTCCAGGCCGACGCGCTGAAGCGTAGCGCCCCGGCCGACACGCCGCCCCCGCGCGTGACCTTGGCAACATTTTCTGACATTGAGCGTCACCGAGACGGAGACTATATAGTGAAAGACATAAAGGGCATCGCGATACGTTGAACAGTGTTAAACATAGCCGCCTAAAGCGGCTATGTGTTGTATCGCTTATCGCGATACGTTGAACAGTGTTAAACATAGCCGCCTAAAGCGGCTATGTGTTGTATCGCTTATCGCGATACGTTGAACAGTGTTAAACATAGCCGCCTAAAGCGGCTATAACATTTTCCCTTTGCTGTCTTTGTTGGTCTTCGTCCCGGCGTCAAGTATATTAGCACTTCGTTCTTCGTTGTGGACCTTGGTCGGGATTTGGTTTAACGGGTTGTCCTGGTGAGCTTGATGGTTTTTGTTTCCTTTCGCTGTCTTGCTCCGCTGCTGCGCGTGTGCTCCTGCTTTGTGGGGTTGCGGTTGAGCTTGTGTGGTTGCGTGCTTTGGTGGTTGGGCGCCAGGCTTCCCGTTTTTATTTGTTGTGTGGTGGTGGTTTGTGTGGCGTGGTCTTGTGGGGTTTCTGCTAGGTCTCGTCGTTTGCCGCCTGATTGGTCTTCTCGTCGTCGTGCGGTGTTGTTGCGTGATGGTGGTGTTTGTCAGTGGCGTGTTGAGTCTGGTGTTGTTTGTGGGGCTCCGGCTTCTGATGTGGATCATATTGTTCCTAATGATGATGATTCGTTGGGTAATTTGAGGGCTTTGTGTTCGGAGCATCATCGTCGTAAGACTGGTGGTGAGGGTGCGGCGGCGGCTCGTCGTCGGTTGTTGGAGGTTCGTTCGCGGTTTCGTCGGGTGGAGCCGCATCCTGGTTTGGTTGGGGGTGTTGTTGGTGACAGTTAGGCTGCGCCGGGAGGAGCTGGTGGATCAGCGTCCGTCCCGGATGGATGCTTCTCGTGGCGCGTTGTTGCCGACGAGTGTTCCTAAGCCGAATGCTAAGTGGCATCCGATTGCGAAGCGATTATTCAAGTCGTTTGCTTCGTCTGGGCAGGTTCATTGGTGGCAGGACTCAGACTGGGCTACGGCTTATATGCTGATGGATGAGTATTCGGCGTATAAACGTACTGATGATGCCGCGTTGAAGTCTCGTGCGGTTCGTGCGGGGTGGGACGAGGAGGCTGCGAAGTTGAGTCCGAAGGAGCGGGAGGCTGCGGGCTGGTCGCGTGAGCGGCCTAAGGTTTCAGCGTTTGCTTCTCCTCAGAAGTTGGATTCGATCTTACGCGCGTTGGAGCGTTTGTTGGTGACTGAGGCTGATCGGCGTAAAGCTCGTATTGAGTTGGAGGCGCCGGTTGATGCTGGGGACGCTCCTAGTGTTGCTGTGTTGGATGATTACCGTAAGGGTCTCGGGTTGGCTTAGGAAAGGAAATGTATGCCGACTGTTTACACGAAGAATAATTGCCACTTGTGCTCGTTGACTAAGCGGGCGCTGCGCCAGCGGGGCGTTCCGTTTGTTGAGGTGAATGTTGACGAGGATGCGGGGGCTCGGGAGATGCTTGTGGCTAAGGGGTTCCGGCAGATGCCGGTTGTTGATCCTGGGCGTGAGGGTTTCGATTGGTGGAGCGGGTTCCGCCTTGATTTGATTAAGGGCCTTGTGGGCGTTTAGTCGCGCCTTTGGGTGTGTAGCCGAATCGTTCCGGCTGGGGTGTTGCGCTCCTGGCTCCAGGGCGGTTCTTTATTTCCCGGCATTGTGCCGCGTGCGCTGGCGGTTTCGGTGTTGGGGTCGCGTTGTGCGTGAGTGGTGAGCGGCCACCAGTGTTTGGGCTGGGGGTTACGCGGGTTCGAGTCCCGTCTTCGCGGCAAGCGATCATGCCGCCCACCCCCAAAGGGGGGGGCGTGGTTTTCTTCCTGGTGTGGTGGAAGTGGTAGACACGTCGCACTCAAAATGCGGTGCCTTTGTGGCGTGCGGGTTCGAGTCCCGCGACCAGGACTGTTTTGGGGATTGGGGGTGCCCTCGTGGACGATGGGGTTTCGGGGGCGCTCCCGTTTGGGGATGTGCCTGATGATGAGTTGTCGGACGAGCAGCTTCTTGTTCGTTATGCTCCTGTGCATTATGGTCCGACGTGGGAGCGTGGGGCTGACGGGCGCTTTGTGTTGCCTGAGCGGACGCTTGGTTGGGGGATTGCTGGGTGGTGCAGCGATTTCTTGGAGCCTCTTGGTGAGGGGCAGGAGGTTTTCAGGTTCACCCTGGAGCAGTTGCGCATCATCTTGTGGTGGTACGCGGTTGACGAGGAGGGGCGGTTCGTTTATCGGCGCCGCGGGACGCTGCAGCGCATCAAGGGCTGGGGGAAGGACCCGTTGCTCGCTGTTTTGTGTCTTGTGGAGGCGTTCGGGCCGTCGGTGTTCTCGCATTGGGGGCCCGATGGCGAGCCGGTGGGGAAGCGGCGTCCGAATGCTTTGGTGCAGATTTTTGCGTTGAAGCAGGAGCAGACTGCGAACACGTTTGATATGTTCCATGTCTTGGTGGGGGATAGGCTTCGTCGGGAGTATGGTGTTGATGTGCGGTTGCAGATTGTGCGTGGTTGTAATAATACTGCGCGCATTGAGGTGAAGACGAGTTCTTTCAGGTCCACTGAGGGCAATCGTTGTACTTTTGCTTTGTTGAACGAGGTTCAGCACTGGCTTCCGCAGAACAATGGGCAGCAGTTGAAGAATACTGTTGAGGGTAATACGACTAAGATGCGTGGCCGGTACATGTCGATCACGAATGCTTATAAGCCTGGTGAGGGGTCGGTTGCTGAGGATGAGCGTGATGCGTTCATGCAGTCCTTGGAGGGGCGTCTGGTGGATTCTGACGTGTTTTATGATTCGTTGGAGGCGCCGGATCATACGCCGATGACTGAGCGCGTGTTCAAGGTGTTGTACAAGGCGGTCCGCGGGGACTCGGTTTGGTGTGATGCCGACGAGGCGTGGCGTTCAGTTTTGAATCCTTCTAGGCCTGTGTCCGAGTCGCGGCGCATGTATTTGAACCAGGTTTGGCAGCCTGAGGGCAACTTGTACTCCGCTGCGGAGTGGAAGGCGATTGAGCGGCCTGGTGCCGTGTTGGAGGCTGGGGACAAGATTTGCCTTGGTTTCGACGGCGGTAAGTCTGATGATGCGACGGCGCTTGTGGCTGTTCGGGTGTCCGACGGCTTGATGGTTCCGTTGTTGTTGGAGGAGAAGCCGCTGGATTTGAATGTCCCGTGGGAGGTGGACCGGGATCGTGTTGATTCAATGGTCCACCGAGTGTTCTCTGAATACGAGGTCGTTGGCTTCTATGCTGACGTTGCCTTGTGGGAGTCGTACATTCATGAGTGGACTCTTGATTACGGTGAGGGCTTGGTTGCGCGGGCTTCCGACTCGGGGCCGGTGGCGTTTGACATGCGCGGTTCGCGTAAGCGCGTGACGATGCTTCATGAGGCGTTCATGGAGGCGATTATCAACCAGAAGGTTTCTCATGGTGGGTCGCGCGAGTTGGCCTCGGCTTTCCGTAGGCATGTGTTGAATGTGATGCGGAAGGACACGCCTTATGGGGTGTCCTTCATGAAGGCTGGGCGCGAGTCGAAGAAGAAGATTGACATGTACGCTGCGGCGATGTTGGCGTTCGCCGCGTATAGGGATTATCAGACGGAGGTTTCCAGGGTTGATGCGCGTAGGCGCGAGCCTGGGAAGTTCTACCGATTCTGACTTGGGGGTGGTTGTGTGCTGAACTACGACTTCAGCGATCCTACTGAGGACCTTATCAGCGAGGGCCTTAGGGTTATCCAGTCGGACTACGACGAAGTTCTTGGTGTCGCTGATAACTACTTGCATGGTCAATTCGCTGACCCGTATTCCCCTAAGGGGCTGACCGGTGAGCAGCGGGCGATGATGCGGAAGGCTAAGCTTAACTGGTGCGAGATACCGGTTGAGGCTGCTACGCAGGTGCTTTTGGTTGACGGGTTCCGTCCCGGGGAGCAGCAGGTGGCGGGCCCTGACGGCATTCTGGAGGAGAATCCTCCCGAGTGGGACTTGTGGCAGAGGTCGAATCTGGATGCCAAGCAGTCGATGGTGCATCGGTCTGCTGTGGCCTATGGCCAGGCGTTCGTTGTGTCGGAGTTGGATGAGCTGGAGCGTGGGCGGGCGAAGGCCCGTGTGTTGTCTGCGTTGCGGACGGTCTGCCTGTACGAGGATGTTTTGTCTGACGATAACGCCTTGTTGGCGTTGTCGGTGATGCGGTGGCCGGGGGAGCGGTCATTGTCTGGCGAGTATCGTCCTGGTCGCGCGGTCGCGTGGGACCGTTACAAGCGGTACGATATTCAGCTCGGTTCGTCTGGGCCGCGGATCGTTGAGGAGTCTTTGCACGGGGGGAACGGGCACTGCCCCGTTACCCGTTTCGTCGCCAAGATGGACGACGAGGGGCGCGTTGTTGGATCAGTTCTTCCTTTGAAGAACTGGCAGGACATTTACAATCAGATGGTATTTAACCTTCTGATTGACCAGTCGCATAGCGCGCATCGTATTTTGTGGGCGACGGGGTTGCAGCCCCAGGAGGTCGTGGACGCCGAGGGGCGTCCGGTGCTTGATTCTGAGGGCAATCCCGCGTACCAGCGCATTAGTGCCGGACCAGGGGACTTCCTGGTCAACGACGATCCGAACGGCAAGTTCGGGGCGCTGGCAGGTGGGGACATGTCTGGGTACATTTCTTCGTTGGATATGGCCGTGAAGGCGTTCTCCGCGATGTCCCAGACGCCGCCTAACTTCCTGTTGGGGCAGATGGCCAACCTCAGTGCTGACGCTTTGAATGCCGCGGAGAAGTCGTTCCGCAACAAGATCGGTTTGTATCGGAGCCAGTTCGGGGAGGCGTGGGAGCGCGTTCTTCGGATTGGGATGATCTTGGAGGGGCGGGAGCCGCGTGAGCGCCGGGAGCATAACGAGGTTCTTTGGCGGGACATTGGTTCCTCTGCGTTGTCCCAGGTCGCTGACGCTTTGTCGAAGCTGCGGGATATTGAGGTTCCTGCGAAGGGGCTCTGGGAGATGGTTCCTGGAGTGTCGCCCGCGCAGCTGGCGAGGTGGAGGGACCTCGACGCTGATGACCGCCTCGGTACGGACCTTTCGGGGTCTGTGCGCGATTATGAGGAGATGTCGAAGGACGGTGACCCGTTCTCCACGCAGGGCGCGGAGGTGACGGGTGGTTGATCTTGCGGCTGCGGCCCGCGTGGTCGCGGCGTTCGAGCAGGCCATCGGGGAGCTCAGTCTCGACGCTGTTCAAAGTGCTGCGAAGTGGTGGAAGGGTCTCAGTGACCCTGGGGCCGCCCCTGACGTGTTCGCCTCGCATCTCGCAGAGAAGTGGAATCAGGGTGCAGTTCTCGGGGTTGCGTTTTATCGGCTTCTGCGGGCCCTGCACCTGGGCGCGACAGTCGCGTCTCCCGTTAAGTACCACAGGAATCGTGGGCTGACGGTCGGCGACTTGGTTCGCGAGTTCAACGAAGCGAGCGGCGTCAAGTTGAATCTGGGGGGGCTGGAGCGTCAACTTATTGGAGTTGAGCCCAGTGGTCATGTGCGTGCAACGGATTTGCGGGCTGTGGATTTGGCGGCTGCGAAGGACGCTTTGGCGGGCCGCCTCCAAGCGGCCCGGGCTCGCGGCGGGGCGCGAGAGTCGGATGCGGCTTATGCGGCTGGCGTCGCCCAGCAGGCCACTGTCGGCGGTGCCCGGACAATGGTCGAGGCGTCCGGTAGTGCGGATAAGGGGTTGCGTGGCTGGGTGCGCGTGTCGGGGTCCGGGCGGCCCTGTGCGTTCTGCGCGATGCTCTTGTCCCGCGGGGCCGTGTACAAGTCGAAACAGACTGCCACGACGGCCAAGAAGCCGCGGGCTGACGGCACTACTGGGTATCACCCGAATTGCAAGTGCTACTCTTTGCCGGTTTTCGCGAACACTGATTTGAAGTCCAGTAAGTTCGCGTTGAATCGGGAGCTGCACGATGTGTGGCATGGGGAGTTCAGTGGGAAGGGGCTCAAAGGCCGGGAAGGTTGGAGGAGCTTCTTCTACAAGAAGTACGGGCGGTGACCGCCGCCCTGCTGTTCGTTTCTGTTGGGGCCCTGGCGGCCCTATTTGAATTGCTGTCTTCTCGTGGCCGGGCGCCACTTCGAGGGCAGCGGAGGGGAATGCTGATGAAAGACGACAAGCCGAAGGAAACGGAAGGGAACGTCGAGAAGCCGGAGCAGGAGCCCGCTGGAGAGGCTGCTGCGAACAAGGTTGAGGAACTTCCCGAGTGGGCGCAGCGTGAGCTGCGCGAGGCCCGTAGCGACGCGGCTAAATACAGGACTTCCGCGAGGGAGCTTCAGGAGCGGATTGGCGGCCTGAAGACCCAGGAGGAGGTTGACGCTGCGCTTGCTGAGTATCGCGACAAGGTTGAGAAAGCCGAGGCTGAAGCGAAGGCCGTGAAGGATCGCGCTGCGGTGCGCGGCGAGTTCAAGGCCCTCCCTGATGAGGCTTTCGAGTTTGTGCCTCAGGGGACGGTCGAGGAGATGCGTGCGGCGGCAACCAAGCTTGCTGCGCTGTTCCCGGACAAGCCCGTCGGTACGGGGAAGCTGCCCCGCGGTGGCGGCGGCATGGCCCCCGGGGACGCTGAGCCCGCGTTCGATGCGAAGAAGTTCGTTAAGGGCATTCCGCGTTACTGACTTTTGGATCACCTGTAGGAGGGGTGGATGGTAGAGAAGAATGTTGCGGTTAAGCCGCAAAAGCTCGCCGCAGCGGCCTTGGAGCTAATGAGGCGCGAGATGGTTGTCCCTGGCTTGTTTTTCAAGCAGGGCATTGACGACTTCAAGGGGGCGCTTGATGACACTGTGAACATCAAGGTCCCTGGGGTCTTGACGGCCCGCGATTACGCTTGGCGCAATGACCGGACCACGGCGATTGCGACTGACGTGTACAAGGAACGTAAGATCGCAATTAGTTTCGGCGGCAACGCGGTTTCGGCTGCACATCTTACTGACGAGGAGCGCGAGTTCGACTTCGGCGGATGGGCGGGGTCAATCCTGCCTGCGCAGTCGAAGGCTGTTGCGCGCGCGCTAGAGTACGGTGCGGTTGATACGCTCCGAAACGGCAAGTACGCGGTGTCTTTGGGGGCGAAGCCCGAGAACATCGTTAAGGACATTGTTGAGGCGCGTCGAGTGCTGAACCGTGCTGGCGCCTCCAAGGTGGGGCGCGTTCTCCTTGTGGGTTCGGATTGGGACGCGATTCTCCAGTCCTCGAAGGAGCTGACCGCGGCGAGCGTCGGTGACGGCGTGGCCGAGACGGCGTTCGAGGATGCGTACATTGGGAAGATCAAGGGGTTCACGGTTGTGACCTCCGAAGAGATTGACCCGGGTGAGGCTTACGCTCTTACTGGCGGCGCGTTTGTGTTCTTGAACGCGGCTCCTGCGGTGCCTGACTCTGTTGTCGGGGCGTCCGGCATCTCCCAGGATGGTGTCGCCATGCGGTGGATCAAGGACTACGATTCCATGCACCTCATGGAGCGAAGCATCGTCAATACCTGGTACGGGTTCAGGCAGGTTGTTGATCCTGTCGTGTACTGGGATGCCGCGAAGAAGACCGAGGTTGTCTCGGATGCCGAGTACGGTATTCGGGCGGTCAAGCTGGCGCTTGACGGCACTGATTCCTACTTCGCTGAGGGCAGCGACAAGACCGCGGTCGCGAAGGCGTTGAAGCTGGATAAGCGGGCGAAGGCGACGACCTACGTTGCTCCTGCTGGGCCGTGATTCTAGTTGGCCTGGTTATGGGGCGGGCACCTGAGGTTATTCATGGGTGTCCGCCCCGGTGTGGCCGCGAACTGGTAAGGGGGTGGCGTGGACGCTTCTAGAAAAGCGGAGATGCTGATTTCTGTCGATGAGTTGGCGGCGATGCTGAAGTACTCGCTCATTGGAGATGAGAGGGATGGGGCAGCCGAGTTGATCTGGGACGCCTCGAACCTGGCTCGACATTACGGGAGGGCCACTTGGCGCGCAGACGCCTGCCCTCCAGTTGTGCGCACTCTGGTACGCAATGCGTGCGTGCGGTATTTGAATCTTTCTGAGTCTGTTGTCCAGTCTCGCGCTGGCGACGAGTCTGAGGCGTACACGGACCTTGGGCTACGGACCGGAACAGTGTTCTTCTCTCCTGAGGAGATTGGGACGATCAGGAAAGCGGCGGGCAGGTCCGGGAATCTGCGTGTTGTTCACACAACGGTGCATTCCGGGGAGGCCCCGGAGTCGGACGTGCAGTGGCATCGGGTCGTCGGGTCCGATGGTCTGGTCGCTCATTGGGGGTGGTCCCGTGGCGGTCGGTAGACACCGGGGCGAGATCGGGGTCCTTTACGGGCGGAAGCGCGTGCGGGACTCGCGGGGGAACCTGGTCACCGTCGAGGATACCTCTCGTTTGTTCCGGGTGCGGATGGGGATGAAAATGATCCGCTCCAACAGGGGAGAATCCAAAGGCCAGCTCACTAACGAAGTGGTGCTCCTGACGTTCGATCCGGTTGACGTGGACGGCAACAAGCTCACGGACGTTGGGGCTTGGACGCGCGTCGAGTTCGATGGGCGCACTTGGGACTTGGCGTCGCCTCCTGCGTTCAAGCGGGGGACGCGGCGTACTGCTCATTGGGAGGCCGAGGTCCGCCCGCGGCCTCCGTCGAACCTGCGGGGGGTGTCCGGTGGTTAAGATGCTGGTCACGCCGCACAGGTTGAACAAGATCGTGTCGCACATGCCGCAGGTGCGGGCCGCTGTGACGGCACAAGTGGCTGCTCGCGCCCCTCGCGCCCGCGCCGTTTTGGCGCGGCACCGGCGCACCGGAGCCTCCCGCATCGAATCTTACGTTGCAGAAACGGACGGCTGGATCGTCCTGGCGGACCCGCGAGGGAACGCGGCCGCCATCGAGTTCGGGCGCAAAGGTCGGTGGGTCGAGCGGCCCCGATGGGTTGGTCGCGGTGCCGGTCGCAGGGTTGCCGGAGTTGATGCGGTGTGGATACCGCCGTCAAGGCCGGTCCGGGCTCTTGCCGCCGCTGCTGGGGGGTGATCCGGTTTGGCGTTCGATGTTGAATCCCTGGACTCGGGGAAGCACGTCGCTGTGGAGGATTTCTTGCCGGGCTGGCTTTCCCGGGCACTCCCTGACGGAGTTACGGTTCGCACGCGCATCGAAGAGGGGGACACGATGCCCTACCTCCTCGTAACGGAGGTTGACCCCGAGGGCGTGTCTGCGGCGGCCCGTAGGGGTGGCGATGATGTGGATGTCGTGGAGGTTGAGCTCCATGCGTTCTGCGAGGGCCTGGACGCGGAGCGCGCGTGCTGGAAGCTGCTCTGGGCGTCCTTCAAATTGGTTGAGGAGTGGGCGCGGAAAGGGCGGCGAATCGGGAACGCCGCCTCTTTCCTTGTGGGGGCCCGCTTGTTGGAGCGGCCGCGGCGCCGCCCTGATTGGGCTGATGCTACTGGCCCAGTTCAATACCAGGATTTGCCCGTGGGCATTGAGCGGTTTGTCGCCCGTGCCCGGTTGACGATTATCAATAGGTGATGGCGCGCCTTCCAACAAGGCGCAGGAAGGGGGCTGGGATGGCCCTAGAAGATAAGAAAACGCTTGTAGTCGGCGAGATGAGTTTTTACACCGCTGACGAGTATACTAAGCCGCCCACGGTGACGGCTTACAAGCAGGACAGTACGCCTGGGAAGACGACCGCTCTGGCGGGGTGGGAGAACCTGGGGCATACCCAGATGGAGAATCCCCTGAAGATCACAGTGAGTGGTGGCGAGGTCACTGTGAAGGGCTCTCTTCAGAAGCACGCTCTCCGTACCTCAACTTCTGATCGGAACTTTGCCATCGAAGTTTCGCTCCACCAGTTCGATAAGAACACGATCAAGAAGTGGATGGGGAAGAATGCTGTTGAGGACACTGGCTTGGTGTACGCCAAGCCGAAGCCTCAGCCTTGGCGCGTGGCGTTGCTTGGCATCTGCGAGGACGAGGGCAACATCTTCATGATCCATGCGGGGTCTGTGGATATTGCGCCCAACGGCGACTTCGACGTGCAGAACACGGAGGACCTTGTTGCCCTGCCCGTCAAACTGACTGTGTTGACTGACAAGGAGGGGAAGACTCTCGGCATGTCTGAGGTCACTCCTCTTTCCTGAGTGTTGTGGGGCGGGCTGTGCGGCTGGTGTGCCAGGCGACCGCGCGGCCCGCCCGTTTTTCCTGGCATTTCGCATGGCACATTGATTAGGAGGCCGCAATGGCTATTAACTTTGATGACCTTGACCTTGACGCTATCCGCGGAGAGGCTGAGAACAAGCACAAGAACCTCGTTGTCGAGGGTGTTGTGTTCCGTGGGCTGATCCACATGCCCAAGGATGAGAGGGCCGAGTTCCGTGAGCTCGTTTCCGAGTTCCGCGACAATGATGGCAACGATAAGGACGCGGAGACCTTCTACACGAAGGTCCTGACTCTTGTGGCCGCGGACAAGGAGCGCGCCACTGACTTGCTGGCGAAGATTGGCTCCGACCTGGCTGTTCTCGACACTCTGGTGTCGCTCTACTTCGAGCGCACTCAGGTGGGGGAAGCCTAGCCGTCGCGGAAGTGATTGACCGCGCGGGGGCGGGGGTGTATGCCGACCTGCTGCGGTACTACCAGGTTGACTTGGTTGCCGCGGTGGAGTCTGGGTCCCCGTCTCCGCGTCTTTTGTTGGTCCTGATCCACGGCCTTCCTGAGGGGTCGTGGACCGCGGCGCTGTTGAACAACAACCCGGAATTGCGAGGGTGGACCCGCGAGGCGGCTCTGCTCGCTGACATTTTCGACAATATCAGCGTGAACACGGTCGCCACCGGAATGGGCGGCGGGCCGCGGAAACCGTACATGTGGCCGGGTAGGCCCGGGGCGAGGGCTGACGACACTTTCGTGGCGGACACGCGGAAGAAGGGTGGCATGCGCGCCGCCTTCGAGGCCGCTTTGTCGGCCTAGTTAAGCGCCTCCCGTTTATATCGTTTGGGGGTGATGCCTGATGCCGAGGGCTGAAGGTAATGTGGTTGCGAGGCTCGCCGTCCAGGTGATGCCGGATACGGACGGCTTCTGGACTGAGCTCGCGACCAAGCTAGATGCTATTGAGAAGAGGCTCCGACCTTTGGAGGTCGGGGTCCAGTTGGATGAGAACCATTTCGTGCAGAAAGTGCAGGCGCTTGCGCGCCGCGCTGAGGCCGCTGCGCGGGATGTTGACATTAAAGTGAACGTTGACAATTCAGCGTTCAATAGCCTGGACCAGATGCAGACTCGCCTTGACGATTTGTCGGATCGGGCGCGCGGGTCCCTGTCTGGGGTTTACGACGGGGACCTGGAGACTATTCGACAGCATTGGTCGCAGACGCTCGACAAGATGCGCAGGGACGCCGCCAAGAAGTTGCGTTGGCGTTCCATTATGCCCGCGTCTGAGGGCGCGGAATGGTCCGCGTTAGACAGTTTCTACTACAAGCGTCAGGTTCAGGGGCGCGCTGATGCTATGCGTCGCGCGTTCTCCGATCTTGGGCCGGTCACGTTCGATATGCGGCCGGACGCCTCGTGGGCGGACAAGGCCAAGGGGGTACTCGACGGCTTTTTCCAGAAGGAGTACGTCGGGCGGATTCGCTGGACCGTGGACGAGGACTTGTACGACCAGGGGGCACTTCGCAGGTTCCGCGACCGCTTGGACCGTGAGTTCGGTTCGACTGACACGTGGAAGTATCGCGTGGAGCCTGATTTGGCGGTTCAGGATGGGTCGATTGACGCGGCCCTCCTGAAGCTGCGCAGGGAAATCCGAGAAAGGGCTTTCGGGCACCACGAGGCATTGCACTTGGACATAAAGCCCAACATGTCGAACCATGAGCTCCGGGAAGTGGGGCACAAGCTGCGCCGCTTCAAGAATAAGTGGGACGACACTGAGTTGGAGTTCAAGCTCGGGTTGGACCACTCGTCCCGGTACATTGCCGCGGCTCGGCTGGCTTTGTTGGCGCGGGACCGCTGGGTGCGCCTCCACCCGCTCGTTGACCATAAGGCGTTCGTGGTCGCCCGCGAGACCCTGGCTGCTATGAGTGGCTTCCGCCTCGCGAAGGACCTCACGTCTAACCTGTGGGACCTCGTTAAGAACCTGGACAAAGCAGTGCCGCTGCTCGGCGCGGTAGGGGCAGGCTTGGCCGCCGCTGCGGCTGGCGCCTCCACGTTGCTGAAGCACACTATCGGCATCAGCGGGTCCATCGTCGCGGCGGGGCAGGCCGCGGCGCTTCTCGGGCCGACGCTTGTGGCGTCAGCAGGCTTTGTCGGTTACACGTTCTACCAGGCGTTGAAGCCCATTAAGGAGTTCGTGCCCGAGATTGAGGGCGCGTTCCATTCGATGAATGACGTGATCCAGCATGGGTTCTGGGAGCAGGCGAGCGGGAATGTTCGTCAGCTCTTGGATGACTTGTTCCCTGCGTTGAATAACGGGTTCAGTGTGTTGGGGCGTTCTGCTGGGCGCCATTTCGGGCGCGTGGTGGATTCGTTCTCGCGGATTCTTGCGCCGCGGATGCAGGAGATGTTCGAGCATTCTGCTGCTGGCTTGGATGAGCTGGGGTCGCACAGTGATTCCTTGGCGCAGGTGTTCGCGGTTCTGGGGCGTCATGGGTCCGCGGCTTTCGAGCGTATCCTTGGTGCGCTCGGTCGGGTCACTGACCGGTATGCGGCGTGGCTGACCGAGGCGGACTCGTCTGGTCGGCTACAACAGATCATTGACCGCGGCATTCAGTCGTTCGTGGACTTCGGGCGCGCAGTGGGCAATGCTGGCGGAGTTCTTGGCGACTTGTGGCGCGCCGCTGACAAAGCGGGCGGCGCCACTATGGGTCGTCTCGCGGACGGCTTGGAGCGTGTTCATAAGACGACTTCTGGCGAGGCGTTCCAGTCCGGGATGGTGAAGTTCTTCCGTGGGATGAATGCTTCCTGGTCGGAGCTGAAGGTGAATATCGGTGGTTCGCTTGGCGGGTTCGCGGCGTCTATCGCTGACCTGTCGGACAGGGCCGGTCGCCTGGCCGGTCGCGTTGCTGGGCAGTTCGGCAACGCGGTGTTCAACGTGTTCTCTGGCCAGGGTTTGAATCAGGGGATTGCGGGATTCTTCTCGGGCTTGTCTGCTGGTTTGTCCCGCATTCAGGGCGTCTGGCCGCAGGTGTCCGAGGGGCTTGGGCATCTGTTCAGGTTCATGGGGTCTCTTGGCCGGGGCCTTGGGCCCGTGGTTGGTTCGACTTTGGGTGCGTTGGCTAATGCGGTGACGCGGTTGGAGCCTGCGTTGTCGAGGCTTTCGGAGCGGCTTGGTCCGAAGTTCGCTGCGGCTATTGATGTTGCGGCTGGTGCGTTGACTCCGTTGGCTACGGCGTTCGCGAACCTGCTGGATGGCTTGTCCCGCATTCCGGGGGCCTTGGAGCTTGTTATTGGCGGGTTCATGACGTTCCGGTCGATTGGCTTCGTTGGATCGTTGGTGAAGGCTGTGGCCACGGCGTTCTCCGGCCTGAAGGACGCTGCGGCGTCCGCTGTCGGCGCCTTGGGGAACATTCTTCCCGGTGGCGGCGGGGGCTTGTGGGCCGGGATCAAGGAGGGGGCCGCGGCTGGCGCGGCCTCGCTCGCTGGAGCATTGCCCCGTTTGGGGGCTGCCGCTAAGATCGCTGGCGGCGCGATGGGTGGCCTGGGTGCCGCGGCGTCTGGCGTCATTGGCCTCCTGGGCGGCCCCTGGGGGGCGGCCCTGGTTGCGGGTACTGCTGGTGTCGCGGCCCTGGTGTCGAAGCTCAGCGAGGTATCGTCTGAGGGCTCTGCTGTGGTGAAGGCTTTGGATGCGGTGGCGTCTGGGTCTGAGGACGCTGGGCGGCGTTTGTCGGCTTCCGCGTCGAAGATGTTCAATGGAAGTGGTTTCGATGAGATTACCAATTCCAAGGTTCTGAATCAGGCCGCAGAGAAATACCGTGGCAATTGGCGGTGGTGGAACAAGTGGTCCGGTGGCAACAGTGGGCATATAGCGGCGGATATCTCCGATGCGTTCGACCGTATTGCCGAGATCGGTAAGTCTGGGGATTCTGTTGGCGCGGTTGAGGCGCTGCGGCGTCTTGGTCAGGAGTTCGTGAAGTCTGGCGGCTCTGCTACGGAGTGGCGGAGCGCAGTCGAGTCGGCGGCTGGATCTGTTGACGGGTTGGGCGACGCGCTTGGTGACGCGGCGGGTCAGTTCGGCTTGGCGGCGACGCAGGCGAACGGGATCGAGCTCGCGATGGGCGGGGTCGATCTACAGGCGCGGCTCGCGATGGATGCCGTGAAGATGGCCAGCCAGTCCGCTACGGATATGGGCCACGCGCTTGACGCTATGGCTGGCGGTGGCGATGGCGCGTTCGACCGTTTGGGCCGGTTGAGGTCCGCGGTGGACAACGTTGGTTCCAGCATGGTGTCGATGGCCTCGGCGGCGGTTGACGCCAACGGCCAGGTCGTCCAGTCCGTTGAGGAAGTGATTTCTCGCTTGGGTGAGCAGGTTGATGCTCAGATTCAGGCCGGGGAGAACATGCTGCGCCTCGCGGAGGCGGGGTTCAATATCGACTTCCTGGAACAGTTGGGAAAGCTGCCCGAAGGTGCCCAGTACTTGCAGCAGCTCGTGCAGTTGCTCGGGGATTCGTCTGCTGAGGGGCAGGCGAAGTTGCAGGCGCTCATTGACCAGGCCAACCGGGTTGGCCCCGCGTTGCAGGGCATGTCTTGGGATGGGTCGGCTGCGTTGTCTAAGTTGAACTTGGATTCGCAGAACGTGTTCTCGGACTTCAAGAAGAATCTTGACGCGGCGCTGGCGGCGGCCGGTGTTGACGCGAATGTTCGCGTGAAGGTTCAGGCCGCGACGGACAAGGATCAGATCGCCCAAGCTCTTGCTGAGGTGCGGGCGCAGTTCCTGAAGATCAATGACAAGTACTACATCAACGTGAACGGCAAGCTCACTGAGGTTCAGATTGATCCTAACGTGCAGGTTGATGGTGCGGAGGATTTGAATAAGAATCTTTCGGGGCTTGTCAAGTGGTTCTCTGGCGATGACGGCGGGCAGGGCCCGTACCAGAACGGGTTCCAGTTCGGCCAGCAGTTCTCTCAGGGTGTTGGTGACGGCGCGGTTTCTGGGGCGCCACTGTTGCCTAATCTTGGGCAGGACCCGAATAGTCTCCTCGGCTTTCACGGGTCGATGTTCTGGGATACCGGTTTCGGGCATGGGCAGCAGTACTCGAACGGTTTGGCTTCTGCGGTTCCGCAGGCCGCTGCGTCGGGCGCTTTGTTGTCGTCGAGCGCTAAGGCTGGGGCGGACAGCATTTCGCTTGCGCCTTCTGGGGCGTCGGCGGGGTCTGGGTTCGCCAGTGGCGTCGGGTCGGCGTCCGGCGCCGCAGCTGGTGCCGGTAGTGCGCTGGCTGCCTCGGCGGCGTCTGCGGCTTCGTCTGCTGTTGGCCGGTTGGCTGCGATTGGCGCCCAGGCGGGAGCTGGGTTCGCGGCGGGCGTGATGTCTGCTGTGGGGCGCGCGGTCGCGGCGGCCCAGGCGATGGCCTCGCAGGCCGCGGCTGCTGCAAGCGAGAAGCTGGAGGTCAGGTCTCCGTCGCGCGTGTTCAAGCGTATTGGCCGGTTCGTTTCGCAGGGCTTCGCTGATGGCATCCGCAAGGATGCCGGTTTGGCTGTTACCGCTGCGGAGGACATGGTTTCCCGCGTGGTGGAGTCCGGGTCCGGCGCGAGGCTGCAAGTGCTCGATGGTGGGCGCTTGCAGGTTGACGGCGGTGAGCAGGTGCTTCGTGTGGCTGTTGACCCTGAGTCGTTGAAGGGGGCCCGTATTGGGCTGCGGGTCTCTGACGACCAGGAGTTCGACGCTTACGTAGCGGATGTTGCGGATGGCCGCGTGATCGAGTACGCGGGCATGGTGTCGTAAAACGCCCTCACGGGGGCGTTGGCGGCCCACTGGGGCGCGGGCATGGCTGGTGCTGTGTTCGCGCCCTGGGAGGCTGTTTGGGGGTGTTTAGTGGTGTTTAAGGCTTGGGTTCATTCCCGTTCCGGGCTTGTCTCTTTTTTCGTTGACGAGCTCGGGGTTCTCCTCGCCGATGGCGAGGTGATCGCCGAGGTCCGGGTGGACGCTTGGGGCGCGGGGTTCTGGACGTTCTCTTGGCCGTTCGCTCCGGTCGGGGCGCAGGTGCGCTATGAGTGGCGCGGGGCCGGCGGGTCGAAGGCGAGCGCGGTGCTGACGCGGCCTGCGTCGGAGTCGCCCGGTGGGGCGCGCGTCGCGAACGCTTTGGGTCGCGGCGTTGACGTGGATTTGTACGAGGACACGGGCGATCCTTTGTCTTGGGAGCCAGATGTGTCCGAGTTCGAGAATGGTGTTGTTCGTTATCGGCGTGGAAAGCTGGGCGGGAAGTCCAGGTTCGTCCTGGATTCCCCCGACCGGTTTCAGGCGCTCCGCGGTGTGCTGGAAGGGCCCGGCTTGGTGCTGTTGATGTTGGACGCCCCTGCGGCGTCCGTGGAGCCTGTGCGGTGCGTTCTCGTGAAGGGCGTCGAGTATGAGCGCTTGTCCACGGACGGGGATCGTCAGATCGACGTGGAGTGGGTGCTGAAGCCCTATCCTCCTGGGGGGTTCGTCCCGGGCGTTCGAGGCCGGGTTTGCCCGTCGTTGACGTGGGGCGACTGCCAGGCGCAGGGCCGCCGCTGGGGGTCGTGGACCTTGATGGGGGCATTGCGGGAAAGTGGGATGCCGTGAGGGGCCCGGCTGCGTTGACGGTTGATGTACTGTCTGGGCCATGCCTCGTGGAAGCGCGGGTGACGGTTGTTCGAGGGGGCCGCGTCCTGTGTGAGAACGTGGTCGTCGAGTCGGGCACGTTGGAGGTGTCGGCCTCTCAGGCCACGCAGGAGCGCCTGTCGTTCCACGTGGCGCCCGATTGGGCGCCCGAGCACGAGTGGAGCCCGTTCGCCCCGTTCGGGCAGACCGCGCATCTGACGGTCCACGTGACGACTGCTCTGGGGAGTGAGTTCGTTGTGGACCGCGGGTGGTTCCTGCTGTCGGAGGCGAAGTGGAATCGTGGCGGCGAGGTGCAGGTGACCGCGTACTCGCTGTTGCAGCGCCTTGTGGAGGATGACTTCGCGTGGCCCACGTCCCCGGAGTCGGGGGCGATGCTCAGTGGGGAGTTGGCGCGCCTGTGCGCGCCCCATCTGACTGTCGTTCTCGACGCCCCGGACAGGAAGCTGCCCGGGGGCTTGTCCTGGGGGAACAAGCGCGTTGATTCTGTGAAGAAGTTGCTAGACGAGTACGGCCTTTCCGCTTACGTTGGGGCGGATCGTCAGTTGCATGTCGTGCAGCCAGGAGTCGGTCAGCCGGTGGCCAGGTACTCGGGGGAGGACCTTGCGCTAGGAGAGAGCCGCACCTTGGATCGTAAGACTGCGAATGCTTGGACGGCAATCACTTCGCAGCTCAGTGGTGGTGGGAAGTATTCGGCGTACAGGGAGTCCCGGTATGGGCCGAGGGATGCGTCAGTTTATGGCCGGGTCCATGAGGTTTTGCAGGTGAAGGACGCTTCGCAGGAGGCCGCCGAGGAGGCGGCTGCGCGGGCCCTGACAGAAGCGCAGTCGGGCGCGGAGACTCGTTCGTTCTCCATTGTTCCCGATTATCGCGTGGACCTCGGCGACGTTGTTTCAGTCGAGGACAGTGCGGGGCATCTGGTGACGGGCGCAGTCTGTGGCTTCTCGATGGATTGCGGCGGTGGCGCGCAGGGGATGCGTCTCGATTTGAAGGTGAGGGTTGTGTGACTTCGGGGAAGAATAGTTTTTGGTTGGCGGGCGCTAAGCCGCCCGCCCCGGACGTGTTGTCCACGATCCCTGGTCGGTTCGTTGGGGATGGCGAGGCGGGGACGGTTCGCGTCGAGGTGGGGGAGCCGGGGAACATCGTGAACGTCCCATCCGGGGGCGGCGTGTTCTCCGAGGGCGCACCGGTTATTGTGCAGCTGGCCCCCTCGGGGGCCCCTATGGGCCTCCTATCGTCCACCACAGTGGCCTCTGACGCATCTAAGCGCGTGTACGTTGGCGAGGAGGGGGCGGTGGCCCGCCAGGCCCTTACATCGGCTTCTGACGCGCTTGTTGAGGCGGAGAAGGCGGCCCGCAAGATGGAAGCCGCGCTGAAGGCCCTGGAGGAGGCGAACAAGGAGGTTCCATCTCGCCTCGCTCAGCTGGAGCGGGACCTTCAAGAGGCATCCAAGCAGGTCATTGCGGCGCGGAACATGTACACGGTCGCGTCGCGGGCGCCGACCGCGGCGGACACGCAGGACCGACCGGCTGGAGCAGTGTGGGAGCAGGTCGGCTCGGACGAAAAAGTGACGGGCCGCTGGGTCTTCCAGTCAGGGGAATGGAAAGCGGTCTCCCTTGACGATGACCTGGTTGGCTTTGACCGCGAGACGTGGACGCGGCTTCTGCGTGTTGCCGGAGATGCCACTATCGGCGGGAACCTCCTTGCGGGGGGCTCGGTCACCGCGGAGAAAATAGTCGCCTCGAAGGAGCTGAGCGCGAAGGTCGCCCAGTTCGAGGACGCGGTTGTGGACAAGTTGAAGGCCCAGCATGCCGTTATTACGGGCGACTTGATCGCCGAGCGCCTTGTTGGCAAAGAGCTTGTGGGCGGGTCGGTGACGGCCAGCGGGGACGGCGGGCTGTCCACTGTTGCTATTGATTCTCGGGGACTGGTTCCTGAGGTTCGCTTCAATCGCCGCAAGCCGGACGGGTCGAATATCATTCTCACGAGGCTTGTTCCTACGGGGGTTGACGTGGTGACCCCTGCTGATGGCGTTTTCTCCTACTCGTGGAGAGACCTGATTGGTGCTCCGTCATATAGGTTCGCGTCTGGGAAGGTGAATTACTTGCTTCCCGTGGGGCGCAAGGACAAGCTTGCGTTGCGGACCGACTCGACCAGTCGGGCCAAGCAGATGCGCACTGTTGGCTTGGGCGGGTCGTTGATGGTGCCGCGTTCGGGCCGGTACAAAGTAACGTGTTTCGCGTGTGTGCAAACCTCTTCCTGGTCGAATGTTATTTCTCTGGCTTTGTTGCGCGGAGACGCTGAGGACGCCGAGTGGGGGGACCTGTACTCATACGCCTATGGTCCGGCCAATCAGTATGTGACTCCCTCTGTTACGGGCACCATTGATGTGACATCTTCTGAGAAGATTTCGCTTGGCTTGTCGGCAAGTGAGAACGGCGCGTACTTGAAGGATTATCGGGTTGAAGTTGATTATGTTTGCCCACTGTAGGGGAAAGGGGAATTAGTATGACTAAGAAATTGCGTAAGGGCGTTCAGGTGCCCACGGAGAATGATCCTCTCCTGGAGGGGCTGTACGGCGCGTTCAACAGTGCTGGCGTTGTGACCACGGTCCAGTCCGCGGAAGAGGCCCGTAGGCTTGTTGACGTGGCCGCTGGGGCCGGGGAGGGCCCCACTACCGCGGAGCCGTGGTTCTTCAACGTGGCTCAGCAGCTCTACTTCGCGGATGGCACGAAGTGGAAGAATGGCAATTGGGCTCTGAAAATGCTCAATGAGGTTGAGCATGTGAATTACCCGTATGCCGCGTCTGGCGCGTGGTACAACGTGGGGGCCGGCCAGTACTACAAGTACTATGATTCGACTCTCAGTCCGAAGCCTTATCGGCGCCTTGTGCTGGCGTTCTTGTCCGCGTGGGCGAACACCACGGGAAGCGTTGACTTGTACCTGTCGATTGACGGGACGGGCACGCTGCGGTCCGCGTTCAACTCCGGCGGAGGAGACCAGCAGTCGAACTCCCTGTTCAACTTCGGACTCATTGAAGCCAATGCTGAACCAAAAGTTGAGTGGGGCATTTACGGGCGCGGGAGTGGCGGTAGCGCCGCGTTCACGACTGACCCCGGTTACAACAGGTTCATGTGCATTGCTCTCCCTGTGAGCCTGTGAAAGGGCGTGCGCATGGCTTTTCGTAGGCCCGTGGTGGATTACCTGGCCGTGTGGCCGTGGTGTGTCGGCGAGGTCGTGAAGGCGGGCGCGCTGCGGTCTTTGGGGGGCCGCGTGTGGCGGGCCCTGTGCGAGCACGAAACGCATATGGGGGTTGCGCCTGGCGTGGATAGTGATGTTGTGGTGTGGGAGCGGGTGATGTGAATGCCTTTTACTCCAGCTGATGTTGAGCGGCTTCTGAACATGTCGGACGAGGATTTGTCCTTGTTGTACGACAAGGTTATGTGCGAGTTCCGTCGTCGTGATGCGATACAGCAGGCCAAGGAAGAGGCGGACCGGGTTGCGCGCGAGTACGCGGCGGCGGTCGCCGACGCGCAGCCGAAGAAGATTGAGGACCTGAGCAAGGCAGCCTCGGTCGGCCCTGGGGAGACCGTGACTTTCCCGAATGGGAAGTGGCGGAACGTGTCCGGCCAGTGGTTGTCTCCGCATACGCAGGGGCCGTCTTCTTTCTGGCAGGGCTGGATGAAGCTCGATGGGAAGAAGATCGATTTGCGGGCCTTGAAGCCTTGGGGTGTTGGTTTCAAAGTGAATGCTGGGGATCAATGCCGTCACGATGGCAAGGCGTGGCGGGCTTTGCAGGAGCATACGACTGTTGCCGAGTGGGCGCCGGGGATGGCGCCTTTGTTGTGGCAGCTCGTGGAGTGAGTTGCGTAGCGGGTGCGGGCTGGCGGCCCCCGCGTCCTTGTTGTTTGTTTCTTTGGCCGCCGTTTCATTTTGGGGATGGGAGAGAGCATTGGATTTCGCTAACCTTTCTGCGGATGCCGATATGTGGCATCCGAACTTCACGTCTGGCCGGGGCGGCTACGCCCTGAACAAGATCGTTCTTCACCATAACGCTGGCGCTTACATGAGCGCTGGCGCGGTGTATTCGGCGTTCACGTCGAACGGGACTTCCGCGCACTATAACGTGGATGCGGTTGGGAATATCACCCAGTACGTTCATGACTGGGATACGGCTTATCATGCTGGGCATTGGCCCACGAATCAGTCGTCTATCGGGATCGAGCACGCGAACGTTGGTGGCCCGGACAGTGGGTGGGCTATTTCGTCTGAGACTGTGGAGTATGGCGCCCGCCTTACGGCGGCGCTGTGCTACAACTACGGGCTCGGTCGCCCCGCGTATGGGGTGAACGTGTTCCCCCATAATGACTTCTTTGCGACGGCTTGCCCGGGCCAGCTGGATGGGTCTCTGCGGGACACGTACATGGATCGGGCTGGCTACTGGTACGACAACATGAGCGGCCAGGGCGGTGAGGGCTGGGTGCAGGAGGGCACCGGCTGGTGGTACCGCAACGAGGACGGCACCTGGCAGACCGGTTGGTTCCAGGTCAAGGACTCGTGGTACTTCGCCGACCTGAGGGGCTGGTTGCAGTCCGGGTGGCTGCTGTCCGCGGGGAAGTGGTACTTCCTGCACGACGTTCACGACGCCCGCTTCGGCCAGATGGAGACCGGGTGGGTGCAGGTGAACAGTGTGTGGTTCTACCTTGCGCCCGAGGAGGACGGGGCGATGATCACGGGTTGGCGCCTGATCGATGGGAAGTGGTTCTACTTCGAGTCTAACGGCGCCATGCGCACGGGGTGGCTGGAGGATAACGGCCACCGGTTCTTCCTGAGGGAGAACGGCGCTATGGCGCATTCTGGGGTGTTCCAGACGCGCTATGACGGCGGTTGTAGCGTGTTTGATTCTGAGGGTCATTTGATCGTTGGTCGGGTGACTTTGTTGCAGGACGAGGCTGGCATGTTGACGCTGGCCGAGGCTAACTGAGGAGGGGGGTGTTTGCGATGACGTTTTACACGAGGAAGTCTTTCTGGCTGGGCGTGGCGGAGCGCGCGTTGAAGACCGCGGCTCAGGCGATGCTGGCAGAACTGACGACTGGCACGGTCATTTGGGGCCTTGATTGGGCCCGGACTGTTGGTGTTGGCCTCACGGCCGCGGTTTGGTCTGTTCTGACTGCGCTCGGCGATCCTGAGCGCACGGACGTTGCGACTGTGACGGGCGCCTGAAGCCTGGGCGCCCTCCTTACTGTTGGAAGGGGGTGGGCCTGTGTTGGTGGAGCTTATTGGGTCTCCTGCCATGTGGGCGGTCCTGGGTGGCCTGATCGGTGTTGTGGTTACGGCGATTGGGCGGCGTGAGGATAGGCACCTGACGGCGTTGCAGACTTTGACTGAGCGTTTGGACGCTCAGGTGAGGTCGTTGGAGCGTCGGGTGGATGTTTTGGAGGCTGAGCGGGATTCGCTTGGCCGGAAGTTGCGTGCGGCTTTGGATTGGGGTCGGCGTTTGGTGTCGTGGGGCGAGGAGGTGTCGGATTTGGTTGATCCGACTGTTGATGTTCCCGCGGCGCCGGTTCTTCCGCAGTTGTTGTCGGAGGAATACTAATCCGTTTTGGGGGGGGTGTCCTGCGGTGTTTGCCGGAGGGCGCCCCCCTTGTTCTTATTTGTGTGTGTTGTTGTTTGGGGGTTATGGGTTTGCTGAGTGAGTTGCATTCTGGGGCTGCTGCGGGGTCTAGGCGGGTTTCTGACGGCGCCCCGTGTAAGGTGGGTAGGATTATCGGCGGGCTGGATTCTGAGGACGCTGAGTGGCTTCGTGGGGTGCTGGACGATGCCGATGAGACGACGGCTGGGATAAGGCGGACGCTTCGGGCCGCGGGGTTCGAGGTGGCCGCCTCGACGCTGGGCGAGCACAGGAGGGGGGAGTGCTGCTGTGTTGCGTGACTTGCATGAGGAGGTGAATGCTCCTTTCCGGGCCACTGGGGCCCGGGCGGTTGACGGTGTTGGCGCCAAGGTGTTGACGTTGGATATCGAGTCTTCTCCTACGGTCGCCCACGTGTGGGGGTTGTGGGATCAGAATGTTGGGTTGAATCAGATTGTCGAGGATGGGCGCATGTTGTCGTTCTCGGCTAAGTGGTATGAGGATTCTCAGACGGGGTTCTGGGCGGACTGGAAGTCTGGTGGGCACGAGGGCATGGTTGAGGAGGCGTGGCGCCTTCTTGATGAGTGCGATGTGCTTGTGACGTATAATGGTAAAAAGTATGATGTGAAGCATTTGAACCGGGAGTTCGTGTTGGCGGGGCTGGGGGCGCCGTCGCCTTATAAGCAGGTGGATTTGCTTCCGGTGGTTCGCAGGCAGTTCAAGTTCCCGTCGAACAAGCTTGACTATGTTGCGTCGCGGCTTGGGTTGGGTCATAAGGTCGCGCACGAGGGGCACGGGCTTTGGATGGCGTGCCTCGAAGGGGATCGGGATGCCCAGCAGCGCATGGAAACGTACAACCGTGGGGATGTGGAGTTGACTGAGGCCCTGTATGACCGGCTGCGTCCGTGGTTGGCGGGCGGCCCGCACATGGGCTTGTATCGGCGTGAGGACAAGTGTGGGGCTTGTCCTCATTGTGGTGGTGTTGAGCGTGTGGAGTGCGGGGAGGCGTTGACGGGGGTGTCAGCGTTCCGGGCGTTCCGGTGCGTGTCGTGCGGCGGCGTGTTCCGCGGGTCGCGGGCTCTGCGTCGGGTTGCGTCGCGGCCTGTTGTGGGGTAGGGTGTTTCCCCTTGACTTCTGATTACCGTCCGGTTAGAGTTGGTGTTGACGTGCTGAAACACCGGCTCCAGGAGGGGGATCATGGCGCGAGCGACCAAGATCATCGACAAGGCCGAGGCCCTGCACTTGCTGCGGGACCGTGGGTTCACGTACCAGCAGATGGTGGACTGGTATAAGCGGCGGCACGGAGTTGATACGTCCGTGAGCATGTGGTCCCGTTTCCTTCGGCGGAACGGTGGGCGGCGCCTGAAGCCGCGGCCCGTGGCGATCCCCTGGATAACATCAAACGATGCGCGGAACCAGAACTACGCGCAGGGGTTGCGGGCGTTGGACGCTGCGGAGCAGGGTGAGGAGCTGTCGGACCAGCAGCAGCGCCTCGGGGCCGCGCTGCGGCGTCGCCTGGTGTCGGAGAACCTTGTCGTTGATTACGACCACGATGAGGAGGCGTTCGTGCTGGTGCCGCGGCGCCGTGGGGTTGATTCGTGGTGGATCAGGGACCCGTTCTTGGATGATGCGGGGCGTTTGGTGTCCGACTTCTCGCGGATTCGCCTGGAGGCGTACAGGCAGCGGCTCCCGCTCTGACGGCCCCGGGCTCTCCTTCCCCCACCCCCACGCTGGAGCGTGTGGCGCGCCACAGTGTTCGGTTTGACATTAGATGCACTTTGTGCTTAAACTAGAGCCTGTCAACAAAGACGAACACGAACCAAAAGAAAGGAGGCCGAACACAGTGCGAGCGAAGCACAGTATCAACCACCTGTCCTACTCCTCCGCGTCCGGGTACGCGGAATGCGGGGAGCGGTGGAGGCTGTCGCGCGTCTACGGCTTGGACAAGTCCACGTGGTGGGTCACCATCATGGGGACCGCCGTCCACGCCGTCACCGAGGCCCTGGACCTCGCCGACGTGGGCGCCCTGCCGGACAACCTGGCCCCCCTGATCGAGCCCGAGGGGTTCCTCCACGCCTTCAAGAAGGCCAAGCAGGACGCCGCCCGCCGCGGCGGCGAAATCCGCGCCTCAGGTCGGACCCTGAAGAAGGGCATCGGCAAGGGGGGTGGCCCCAACAAGAAGGACGAGGAGTGGTGCGTCCACTGGGGGCCACAAATCGTCCACTCCTGGGTGGAGTGGCGCGAGAAAATGGGCCTGGAAGTGGCCCTCTTCCCTACCCGCGACGGCGAGTGGCTGCCCGGCGTCGAGCTGGAGGTCCGCAAGCCCATCGGCGGCTACCCCTACGTTGGGTACATCGACCGGGTTTTCGAGGACGCGAACGGCGAATACGTTGTCGTGGACCTGAAGACCGGGAACCCTCCACAATCTTCAACGCAGCTGAAGGCGTATGCGGCGCAACTCCGGGCAGCGGGCGTGCCGGTCGCGCGCGCGGCCTATTGGATGGGGATGGATGGTGACGTGTTGGAGTGGGTGCCCACTCCTCCCGAGGGGGATGACTTCATTGCCGCATGGCTGAGCAATGTTGGCCGCGGCCTGGAGGCCGGAGTGTTCACGGCGTCCCCTTCGTCGTTCTGCTCGGCGTGCCCTGTGCGTGAGTATTGTCGCGCGGTGGGCGGGGCGCGGGCGGGCGAGGTGCCCGCCGTCGAACGGCCCATCAAGATCAACAACAAGGAAGGAAACATGGTATGAGCGAGCGCAGCATGTCGCCGTGGGGGGACGACGCGGCCAGGGCCGCGGAGATCGCGGAGGCCACCCCGGCGACCGTCAAGATCACGATGAAAGCTGGGGGCGATTACGACGCCCCGTGGATCGTGATCGAGGCTCCCAGCGTTTGCCAGGCGGAGCGCGCCTTGGCGGACGTGTTCGGGTGGCTGAACTGGGACCCGAAGAAAACGCCCCTGGCTGATGCCGTCTTGGCGATGGCAAAGGCCTTGGCGGGGAAGTGGAACGTCGTGGAGACGTTCGACGCCCGATTCATCGGGGACGACGGGGGGCCGGTTGATTACGGCGTCCACCCCGAGGACACTGGCGGCGGCGCCCAGGGGCACCGTGGAGGGCCCGCGGCGCCTGGCCCCTACTCCAACCTTTCGGAGAACGAGATCGGCGTCCTGCACGCCATTCAGGCGTGCTCTGACGTGGCGCAAGTGAGGGGCCTATGGGCTCAGTACGCGGTGACGTTGAACAACCAGCCACTCCTGTTGGAGGCGTGGAAGGCGCGGGGGCGGGAGCTCGCCGCTGCGGCCAAGTCCGCCTCCTGACACTACTACTGTTGTTCAGGTTGATATTCGACTTGAACAATCTTCAAACCAAGACCAAATGAAAGTGAGGCAAGCGTGAAGCTTGTGACAAAGCTGCCCCAGAACAACCGCTACTTCAACAACAAGGACAATGCGAGCGCCCACGCCATCCTCCTGATCCCCAGGAGCGTGGAGTTCGATGTGGAGCGCGAGTACAAGGGCCGCCCAGTGAAGACCCAGCGCGTCCTGATGGACGCCCATGTCTTCCATTCCCAGGCGGACCTGGCGAACGGGACTCCCGAGGTGATGATTGGTGTCCAGTGGGATACCAACAAGCCGATTGCGAACGGACTGTATGCCGAGCTCGGGAACCTTTGTGGCCCGTTCCGTCTCGGAAAGAAGCAGGGCAGGGATTCCTCTTATTGGGATTTGATTCCCATTGAGGAGGGGCAGGCCGGTTACGACGAGGCTATCCGGTACGCGATGGGCCTGGTGGAGGCCGCTGAGCGGGCGGGCGAGGCCCCGTCGTTCGACGACGAGCCCGCTGCGGCTCCCCCTGTGGCTTCGGCGCCCGCCCCGGCGGCGCCCCCGATCCCCGACTTCGGCTTCTAAGGGAGGCGGGGCGTGGGGCTGGGCCCATTCCAGTCGTTGCGTCGTGGCGTCGCTTCCGCCCAGCCGCTCCCCAGGGTCCCGGGGTTCCGGGACTTGTACAGGGAGGGCGTGGTCCCCCGGAGGGGGCAGGTCATTATGGTGGCTGGGCGGAGCGGCACCCAGAAGAGCGGTTTCGCGTTGTTCTGGGTTGCGCAGATGGGGCTTCCGACACTGTACTTCAGTGCGGATATGGCTCCGTTCACGGCGGGGACGCGGTTGGCGAGTATTGCTACTGGGCGCCCGTCCCGCGAGGTCGAGGCTTTGATGGGTTCGGTCCGCGGGCGGGCCTCCTTGGAGGAGGCCGTTAAAAGCCTCCCTATTCAATTGTCCTTCGGGTCTCCGATCACGTGGGACCGCGTTGAGGACGAGCTGAATTGCTGGGCTCTCTTGCATAATGCGTATCCGCAGGTTGTTGTGTTCGACAATCTGATGGATTTCGCTGGCGGGGAGTCCGATTACGAGGCGCAGATGGGCGTGATGCAGGATATCACGTCGTTTGCGCGGGCGACCGGTTGCACGGTGATCGTTCTGCATCATGCGTCGGATAAGACGATGGATGCGAAAAACGCTCCGTGGCGGCCGCCCTCCCGGGACCAAATCAAGAACGGTATGGCTGAGAAGCCTGAGCTGACTCTGACTATTGGCCTGGACCCGGTTAACAAGGAATTTCATGTTGCTTGCGTGAAGCAGCGTGATGGGTTCTGCGATCCCAGTGCTGAGCATATTGTCACGTTGGCGGTTGATCCGTCGCGCACGTGGTTCGGGGTCGCTGGCACAACCCCCGAGGTGGGGGCTGTGAGTGAGATTGAAAGGAAACAAGGACAATGACGAGCACGATTATTGCGGTTGTCGCGGCCGCGGTTTCGCTTGGGGCTTTCTTCATGACGGAGTTCATTCTCCGAAAGCACGCTGACGAAGCGGCTTGGAGGTCTCGGGACCTTCAGTTCCAGATTGAGGGAGACCGGGAGAGGACGAAGCGCGCGCTCCGCGAGCTGAGCGGGGTCGTGGGGGCAATGGAAAGCGACCTGAGGGCCCTTATCGACGCTTCTGTGGATTTTGAGGAGGAGTATGCGCGGGATGGCCTGCGTGGCGGCTGCCAGTGCCGCCGCGGCCTCGAAGATGCGCGAGTCCTTCTCCCCAGTGGGGGGGATTGCGAGTGACAGTGCTTGCTGGCCTGATTTGGTTCGTGACTGGGCTCGTGCTTGGACTTTTAGTTGGCGGCCTGGACGTGCCGCCCCACCTGTGAAAGGAAACCATGATGAGTAATCCGGGCAAACGTAAAGGCTCCCAGTGGGAGACCGACGTTCGACGGTACTTGCGCGAGCGAGAACTCGACACTGAGGCGCTTCGTCAGATGGGCGCGATGGACGAGGGAGACCTCGTGGTCCGCACTCCAGACCGCGACCTGCGCGTGGTTGTGGAGGCGAAGAATCGGGGGAAGCTCGACCTCGCTCAGTTCCTCCGCGAGGCGGAGGACGAGGCCGCCCTTCACGCCCACAACCGTGGGCTCCCGCAGGAGCGGGCCGTGCCCGTCGCGGTCGTGAAGGCCCGTCAGAAGCCCACGGGGGAGGGGTACGCGGTGATGCGGCTGCGGGACCTCGCGCGCCTGCTGGGCATGCTGTAGGAGGGTGCCTGGGGTGTCGGCTGCGAGGTGGGGCCAGTCCCCCGGTGGCCGGTCGGACAGTGGAGGGGCGGGGCGTTTGCGTCAGGTGCTCGCGCATTTCGGCGTGGACGCCCCGCCCGGCTCCAGGGGCATGATCGTTTGCCCGTTCCACGGGGACGTGAATGCGAGCCTGAGCTTGGACTTCGACCGGGGCCTGTGGCATTGCTTCGGCTGTGATCGGGGCGGGGACTGGGCTAATTGGATTATGGAAGAAATAGGAGCAGCGTCTTTTGGGGATGCAGAACGTTATGCCGCTTCTGTCGGAATCGGCGTTGAGGGAACTTCGGGCCAGGTACGAGGCGTACCGCAGTCGGGCCGGTGGGGTCAAGGAGTACTTGGCGGCGCGGGGGCTTTCCGCGGAGCTGGTGGACGCGGCGGGCCTCGGGTTCGTTGGTGACGACCCGCTCCCCGGAGACGAGGCGTTCCAGGGGCATTTGAGCATTCCTTACGCGAACGCTGATGGCGTTGTTGTGGGGATGCGGTTCCGTCGCCTTGATGGTGGTGGTCCGAAGTACACGAGTCGTGCGGGGGACCGGGCTCTCCTGTACAACGCGAGGCTTATTACTGGCGCCGCTCACGCTCACGTTTGCGAGGGGGAGTTGGATGCTTTGTCGCTCGCTCAGTGTGGCCTGTTGGCTTGTGGGCTGCCGGGCGCGTCCACGTGGAAGCCGTGGTACGCGCTTTTGTTCGAGGGGTGCGAGCGGGTGACTGTGTGGACTGATGGTGATGAGGCTGGGGATGAGGCGTGGCGGAAGATCAGCCGCGATCTTCCTTTGGCTTCGCGGGCGCCTGTGCCCCGCGGGATGGATGTGAACGCTCTGCTTGTTGAGCGGGGCGCCGCGGGGGTCCGCGGGCTTATCGGCCTCGAATGAAAACTATTTGAAAGAAAACAATTATGAGTAATGGTGTTTTTTCGCGTGAGCGCGTGAGGGAGCTGCTGCGCGAGGGGCCCTCGTGCCCGCTGGAGGAGATTCCCGCGGATGCGACGGACGAGCTGAGCGTGTTCTGGCGGGCGTACCGGAAGGGCATGGACTGGTTTTCGCGCAGGTCTCGCGTGCCTGCCGAGGAGGTCATGGGGTTCCTGTGGGGCCGTGCGTGGGCTCGGGCGCAGAAGGTCTCGCACAAGTGGACGGTTGCTGGCGAGGCGGGGCTTGTGAACTGCTTCTCCCAAATCCTGTTCGAGCAATACCCGGACTACGCCCACCATGAGCGCGAGGTGCCGTGGGACTTCTCTCCCGCCCCCCTGGGGGGCGCAGCCTAATGTACGAGCCGGGAATGATCACAAAACTTCTGCCCGCTGCGTTCGATAAGCAGCGCGGGTGGGGTGTGCGCCTGTCGGACACTCATGTGGAGGCGGGGATGCCGCGGGCGGCGTCGGACCCGTCCCAGGGCGGGACGCTGATGGCGATGTGCGCTGATGTGCAGCGCGCGTACTGGAGTTTGGAGCAGGCCGAGCGGAACGTGGTGGGGTGCCGCCACATTCTGGGGTGGGAGCAGCATGAGGTTGCGGCCCGCATGGGAGTGTCGCGGTCTCGGGTCGCTCAGATCGAATTTGCGGCTGTGCGCCGCATGTGTGTGAGGTTGAATGGGCGTCCTCTTGGGGACGGGTTGGATGAGGTGTGA